GTTGCTTGAATATTTCCAGCGTTTTCACCAGAAAGAACATCAGAAAGCATTCCTAAGCCCTTTCCTGCGTCAATTAGTGCGCCAAGGAGAGTAAAGAGAACACTAGAAGGCTCTGGATGGGGAATTGGGACAATACCAGCTCTTAAATCATCACTGCCCGCGTCAACAATCTTCCACTCACCTGGAGCTAAAGCCATTCTTCCAGCTTTAGTTTTTCCAAAACCCTTAGAAATGAAACCGCCACCGGTAATGCTTAAATGTCCCGCATCAATCAACTGGTTTAAAGTTGTGTTGATGGCGTTATTCATATTTAAAAGCAGATGGCCAAATCCTAAAGAAAAGAAAGAGCCGTCAGGTGAAGGGATGAACGAATAATGCACAAAGTATTTTTGCGCAATAATATCTCGGATTTCTTTCTTGCTGTTGTATTTTATATCTTCTTTTGCAAATCTTTTTACAAGACGAACAACTTTTGCGCTGCTTGAATGCACCGTAACAACATATGGCTCCGGGAAACCATCATCATCTAAATCAAGCCAAGTGTGTTGCTCTAGGAATACATGCAATTTTGTATTTGTTGCTACTTGATTACTCAAGCGCATATCTGAACTTGTTTGTTGGCTTGTGTTATTTGATTGTGATTCGTCAGTTTCAAAATCAAAATCAAAATCGCAGAACATTTCGGATCTAATCCGCTGCATGATTTCTTGCGGGTAGAGATTGATAATTTGCGTTACAATCGCCGAATCAATATCTCTGGCTCCGTTGTTAATGATTAGTTTGTCAGGAAAAATAAGCTCAGAAACTGGCATTTCCTTGATTGGATCGTAATAAACCTTTTTATAAAGGTCCCCAACACAAGGCAAGGAATTTACTAGCTTATCGGTGTCTCTTTCCCACCAAGTTTGCTCTTCCATCAATTGGTAATTCATTGCTGTGGCAACTCTATCGCCTCTTGCTTTTTTAACTCCCACATTCTGCATAATAGGCTTGCCAGCTTCAGGGTTTTGTGATGGTGATCCATCTGGGTTCTTTTTTGGAATAGTCATCGGGATGCCATCCGCATCTTTCATTTGTTGACCTTCGTCTTTGCCGATTATTTTGGCTTTTACAACCTGGCCATCTTTAATAATTTCAGGGTAACAAGTAGCGCCAAACTCAACGCAGGCATTAGCAATAAGAGGGTAAATAATATTTGAAGCGCCCGTCCAAGGATAGGTTTTTTGCTCAGAAATAATCATTGCGAGCTTCATAACTTCTTGCAATTCCTTCATTTTAGAAGCACAAGATGACAAATCGCCGTTGTAATCGCTGAATACTTGTTGAGAAATCTCAGTTAAGGTGTCTTTGTCTAAAATTTCACACAAGTTCTCAGTTTTTAAGATGTCCTGAATAGAAATCTTGCTGTCTGATTCTGTTATTTCTTGATCAATTTGTTTAATGTCTTCTTGCATTAATAGCCAGTTGTTGAATTGCGTGTTTCGTCATTAAGACGAACGAAATCTTCTTCGTAGTCGTCTTCAACATGTAAAGGGAAAACCATACGCAATTCATCATCTTTTATTCGCGCTAAAGCATCCAACATATCGTCATGTTGTGGAGTAGGAAAAGTTAAATATTCTTCTTTAATAAAGATGTCAACAAGATTCTGCATCTTACCTTCGTAGTTTACTTTCATAATTTGGCGAGGAATGTAAATCTTGCCCGCCTCAAAGTCTGGCACAAGTTTTCCAATGCGATCAGTCTTGGCCATTTTGCCGCCAAGTTCTTTAATGGGAAAATGATAATTAAGCTCGTCTTGCTTTTCTCTGATGTGCTCAATGTCTGCCTGCATACCATATTGTTCATATCCAACGTGCACAAACCCTTTGTTGATGTATTGTTTGACTAATTTAAACAAAGATTCCGTTCTTTCTTTAAGATTTAGACGATCCCGGATCATGTCAACAATGTAATAGTTCTGATCGTCACAAGCAGCCACAACAAACATCACTGTGTAATCTGAGCTTTTCTTTTTACTATTTGCAGGATCGACAATAATATAAATGTTGCCAGTGTATGCCCTAGACCAACCGCCATAGTATTTCAACCAAGATTCTTTGAAGTTCTGAAGGCTAGAGGCTGTAGGGTTTAAAAGCAATTGGCACGAAAAGATGTATTCGCCCATAAGTTTACGTTTCTTTTGTAAATCTTCTTGGCTCATCAAAACTGGTTTGCCGTCAGCGGTTCCATCATCGGTGCAAGGATAAATACGAGGCGTTGCAATTTGCTTATCCAGCATCACCTGATAAGTATCATTAAAGTGGTAACGCGTGCCAATGTATCTAGTCAAACCGCCCGACGTGCTAAGGTTAGAAGAAAGCTCCCATTTCTCAGTTGTTTTATTAATCATTTCGGGAGTTGTTACGTTCCCATCTGTCACAACGTCATCATAAACCATCAGGAAAAAGTGTTTACCGACCGGCATTCCATCAATTAAACCCCAAGCCTCAACCGTGGCTTCTTTTGGATTAGATTTTCTTTTAACAATAATTCCCTCATCTTCTGACCATTTGCCAGCTTGGTTTGCGGGTTTTTCATAAAGAATGTCAGGGAATAAAGACTTAAGAAGCTGATTGGTCTCTAGTTCTTGTTTAATTTGACGCAAGAAGCCTTTAGCAAGAGGCCTAGTCGCTGAGAAAATACCAATTGTTACTTCTCTATCCCATTCTGGCAATGGATCATCACCATGCGAGGCTAGAATATCCTGTAAAGATTTGCCAAAAGTTATGATTGTTGATTTGTAGTGGTTTCGTGACCACAAATCAAGGTGATTGTTCGGGGCGGCTTCTACTTCTTTACATCTGTCTAAAAGCCATTGATTAGCAATATCGCTTCTTCTGCATCCAAGCCAAATCAGCCAAAATAAATCAGTGCGGCAAAGTAAACGGTTTAGCCTTACTTTTTCAATCTCGTTTTCAAAACTTCCTAGCCTTGTTGCAAAGTCAAAATACTCTTGAAGAGTTTTGTAATGTTTAAGGGGTGAAGGAGTTATGTTCATTTAGAAAACAATCCAAAAGCTCTATTAATAGCTCGTTCTGCATGCCCTTCAATAGTTAGTTTGCTCTTAAACTTGATTTCATTCCAAAAGATTTTAAGAAAAAACATGATTGGATTATCTGTTGTAAAAGCGAATTTTAACAAATTATTTTTGTGTGAGTAAATAAAAACTGTCGCGCCTTTCTTAGTGGCCCAATTTTCAACCCAACCACAAATATCATCAGTTGCTTGCAATCTTAACCCGCCAAATCCTAACTCATTGGCTGCGAAGAAGATTCTTTTCTTTAACTTGGTATTCGCGTTGATTTTAATCATTGTAAAATAATCATTTCAACGAGCTTTGTAGTAAATAAACCCTAGAAGTGTGAGCCTGCGCAATAGCCGCCAAATGGTTGTAAAGTCCAGTTGGTGTACTCTTTGCGTCAATTGCTTCAATTGTAGAAAGCAGTTTCTCTTCAAGATTAAAAGCTGATTGTAAGTTTTTCGGTGAATCACTGAATTGAGGCATCAACTTAGCCGCCTCTTGCATAATAATCTGAGGTTTGAATTTTTCTTTGCTTTCGCCTGTGATTAAAGACAACTCAACTAGCTGATCCATTTCTTCGTCAAAGCCCTCGTAAAGTCTCTCAAAGAGTAAATGATATTGGTAAAACATTTCGCCTTTGGCTAGCCAATGAGAAGATTTATAAAACTGGTAGAGTGCTTGCAGTGTGTAGAGTATTTGAGACATGTTATTTTAAATTAATTAAATATTCAGAGATTTCTTTAAACTCTTTAAGAGAAGCCACATAGTCAATTCTGTTTTGCTCTATGTTATCTTCCATGCAATAGAACAATTCTAAACTAGAATTTGCTAGAATAATTTTTATTCCCCAATTTTGCCAATTCCAAATATTATTTGGATCCATTTCGGATACGTTGGGAATTTTGTGAATAGCAACAATGGAATTCAAATCAACCACTACATTGCTAGTAT